ATTGTAAAATGCGATTACCCTGAAGAACTGGAGGGGGTGATAGTTGATAGCAGTGTGAGCCCGGTTACCACCGATGGGAAATTCCCAAACAACTATAAAAAGCTGATTGACTTTCACGGCTCAGAAGTTGATGAGGTGATCCGGTTTACTTACTCAAACAGTGATATCCCTTTAGCCTGCAGAAAGATAAAGAACGCCCCCTCAGAACTGCCTATCCCCGTACTTATCCAAATCGGGAACGCTACTTATGCCCCTGATCGGGTTTTAAAAGTTCTGGAAGTGTTTGAAGCCCGTAAAGAGGAATATCGGGTTTATGTATCCAGCAAAGAAGCTCCGGTTCTTGTGCTCCGTTCTGACAGCGTTACCGCTCTGGTTATGCCTGTGATAAACACCAAGAACGCTACTGTTTTCTCAGTTAATCGGGCTTTAGAATATGGGGTTTCTCTTGAACCTGCCCCTTCCTTAGAACAAGACGAACCCGTAGCAGAATACAAAACCCCGGAGCCGGTAAAAGAAACCTTTGTGGATGCTGCTGATTTACTGGCAAAAGCTTTAGGGATAAAACGTACCCTGCACATCGATATTGAAACCTATTCCCCGGTTGACCTTAAAAAGTCGGGAGTCTATGTTTACGCCTCACATCCTGAGTTCGAGATTACCCTTTTCGCTTATGCCTTCGATAATGAGCCTGTTCAACTGGTTGACTTCATGGATATGGCTGAGTTACCGGAAGAAGTGACGAACGCTCTTACCGACCAAACTATCACAAAGAAGGCTCATAACGCCGCTTTTGAAAGGATCTGTATTTCTAAGTATCTGAATATCGATCTACCAATTAACCAGTGGCAATGTACCGCCGTACTTTCAGCGGTTGCCGGTTACCCGTTGAGCCTTGATGCCGTTACAAAGGCCTTGCGTTTAGCTGAAGGTAAGATGTCAGAAGGCAGGGCACTTATACGCTATTTCTGTGTGCCTTGTAAGCCTACAAAGACGAACGGGGAAAGAACCCGTAACCTGCCTTACCATGATTATAAGAAGTGGGAAACGTTTAAGGAGTACTGTATAAAAGACGTTGAGGCTGAACGGGCTATTTCAAAGGCTCTGAGTTATGTTAAGATTACCGACACCGAACAAAGGCTTTATATCCTTGACCAGCAGATTAACGATAGGGGAGTATTGGTTAACCCTACCCTGATAAATAACGCTATCCGGATGGATGCTGCTTATAAGGAAGGACTGACAGAAGAAATAACCGACCTGACAAGCCTATCCAATCCTAACAGCGTTTCGCAGCTCAAAGCATGGTTGAGTGAGGAAATGGATATGGATGTTAACAGCCTCACCAAAGAAGCTATCCTGAACCTGCTTGCTGATAAGCCTACTGCCGAAGTGGCTAAGGTCTTATCCCTTCGTCAGGAAATGGCGAAAACATCTGTTAAGAAGTATCAGGCTATGCTTGAAGCTCTGGGAGACGATAACAGGGTAAGAGGCTTATTGCAGTTCTATGGGGCTAACCGCACCGGTAGATGGGCTGGAAGGCTTGTGCAGGTGCAAAATTTACCGCAGAACCATTTACCTGATCTGGACTCAGCCAGAAACCTTGTACTGGATAACGACCTGGAATTTCTTGAAATCCTTTTCGGTAATGTACCCGACACGTTGTCTCAGCTCATCCGTACTGCCTTTGTTGCTCCTGAGGGGCACACCTTTATAGTTGCTGACTACTCAGCTATCGAAGCCCGTGTTATCGCTTGGCTTGCTGATGAGAAGTGGAGGCTGGAGGTTTTCGCTACCCACGGTAAAATATATGAGGCCTCCGCTTCAAAGATGTTTAACGTTCCTATTGAGTCGGTGACAAAAGGATCCGCACTCAGGCAGAAAGGTAAAGTCTCTGAACTGGCTTTAGGTTATCAGGGCGGCCCGAATGCTCTTATTACAATGGGAGCCCTTAAAATGGGAATCCTTGAAGATGAATTACAGGAGCTTGTTTCATCCTGGAGAGAAGCCAACCCCTCAATAGTTGATTTGTGGGCTAAGGTTAACCGGGCTGCTATAAAGGCCGTTGACGAGAATACAACCGTTAACCTGCCTCACGGAGTAAGTATCTCCGCTTCCCCTAAAGTGCTTAACATTCACCTGCCTTCAGGCCGTGCCCTTGCTTACGTTGAGCCTGAGTTAGTAACTAACCGCTTCGGTAAAACCGGCCTCAGTTATATGAACATGGACCAGACAACAAAGAGGTGGGAACGGGTAGAGAGCTACGGCGGTAAACTGGTTGAGAACATTGTTCAGGCAATCGCAAGAGACTGCTTAGCTGATGCCCTTTTAATCCTTGACGGCTGCGGTTACAGAGCGGTTATGCACGTTCACGACGAAGTTGTTATCGAAGTGCCTGTGCAGGTTGCAGAGAAAGAACTCAGGACGGTAACTGCTTTGATGGGGCTTAACATCCCGTGGGCTAAAGGTCTGCACTTAACCGCTGATGGGTATTTGACTAACTACTATAAAAAAGACTGAAGCCATGTTACAAGAAGAAACAAAATTCAACCTAAAGACAGCAGGTGAAGATATTAAAAGCTGGAAAGCCTCTTACTTCAGAAAGACCTGCAAACAACCCGCTAAGATATCCGCGAAGTGCTACCACCCACCAGCAGAGGAATGCTTCTGGAAGTATTATGTAATGCTGTCTGTAGGTACAACTGTGAAAAAGCAAACCCAGATAACTAAAGAGGCTTACGATGCTTTGACCTGGGATCCGGAACTGGAACAATCTAACTACCAAAGTATCACTTTCACCACCCTTCATTCTTTCACGCCTGAAAATAAAAAGGACTAATGGAGCTATACCTCGCACCTGTTAAGCCTCAATACAATCCGGTAAACGGACGCTTTTTGAAAGGGCATAAGCCTTTTAACAAAGGTAAAAAGTGGGCTGATTACATGGATATGCGAAAAGCTGCTAAGGTTAAAAAGAATCTACGCCTCGGCTCTGGAAATATGAACCTGGGAGGCCACAACAAGAGAAAGGTAATAGGCTTAAAGGACGGTAAGATAATAGGCTGTTTTGAAAGTGCCACTAAAGCCGCTGACCTATTGAAGCTACAACGCAGAAACATAGGGCACTGCTGCGAAGGTAAACGGGCGAAGTGCGGAGGTATTAACTGGTTCTATGAAGCCGATGTCATTAAATGGAAAACTTACTTAAAAGACTAAAAACATGAATCTACCTGTAAACGAATTAAGATTAGGCAACTACCACTATTACCGGATAGTTGACGAGAGGGATGAGCGTAAAGAATGGGACGAAGTCTGCCAGATTGACGAAGAAGACGTGCAGTATATAGTTAACTACAAAATGCAAGAGGAATACAGCCCTATCCCCTTAACCCCTGAATGGATGCCTGATTTAGGCTTTGTTTTTAGAGAGCGGATATATTTTGAGGGCTGGTATATAAAAGTATCAGACAGGCACGAAGCCTTATTCTATTTTGAAGACAGGTTATTACGTTTCAGGCTCTCAGAATCCCTGTCAATCTCTTTCCCATACGTGCACAACCTCCAGAACTTTGTATTTGAGCTATCGGAGCGTAAGGTAGAACTTGTAAAGAAATGATACTTACTCCCCGATCCACCGTGAAACCCTCCAGCATTACCCGCGATGAGAAATACGGCAAACTGACTGCTATCTACCGCCTGCCTTCAACAAAGAACGGACATGCTGTTTGGCTTTGCCTGTGTGAATGTGGTAACGTTAAGAGCGTCTTAGCTACTCACCTTATTGCCGGGAAAACTAAGTCCTGCGGATGCTTAGTATATAAACACGGGGGCTGTAAAAGCCTTACTTACCAAAGTTGGAGGGCTATGAAGCAGAGATGTTCTAACCCCCATGACCGCAATTACCGTAACTACGGAGGCCGGGGAATTACTGTTTGCGATAGCTGGCAGAACTCCTTCAGTGCTTTTGTTGCGGATGTAGGAGAACGACCTAACAAAGGGTGGACTATTGACCGTATCGACGTGAACGGTAATTATGAACCCGGTAACGTGCAGTGGGCTACTGCCAAAGAACAAGCTAATAACCGCAGACCTGTAGAGGCTGAAATAGAAGTCCCTTTTTAAAAATATGACTACTCAACAACTAATCGCCGGACTACTTGATATCCAAACCGGAAGAATCCCTGCCGACTGTATTATCGATATGGCTCCTTATCTGGTTGTTTCGCTGCAAGCCTCTGAGCAGTTAACCCCTGAGTTAAGTAACCTGCTTATATCTGTAGAGAAATATGCCGGGAGGCCGGAAGCGGTTAAACTAGGATTCTACGACCACACCGATTTTAAAAAGTATTTAACACTAATGCCTTAAAACTCAAAACAAATGGAAACAAAAGAAACCTTACGCGAAAAGCTACGAGAAATCGAAGAAGAAGAATTCAGACAGGCCGTTGAAAATGAATACCCGGCCTTTAAAGCTATGGAGGGCAAATGCTTTAAAACGCAGAATTGCTACTCCAGCCCAAAGAAGAAAAGCGACTACTGGCCTTTGTATGTGAAAATACAGAGCATTAAAAAGGAGGACTTGTATTTGTCCGTCAATAATGAAATCCTTGCTCAATTTAAAGGCATATCCTTTCAAACTGATAATCTGGGGCGTACTCACGTAATACCGAACTACGAAGGTTATGTACACTCCTTAGAGGCCAATTCTGAAATATCGCCGGAGGAATTTAATTACGCATGGAGTAAACTTTTGCTCAACCTTTCGAAGATGCTTTAATCTATCTCTTAAACCCTAAACAAATGAAAAAGACCGCAGCCGAATTACAAAAAATCACCAAAGAGAACGAAAGACCTTTAGAATCAATACTAAAGCAGTGCGAAGAAAACGCAAAACAAAGTTTTAACAACTGCCTTTTTATGGGTTACCTGAGCACTGAGCGAATTTCTGAATTAGGCCAATTGGGCTACATGGTTCGGAGAAAAGAGGGGCCTATGGGAGAAAGCATGAATGTTATTTCGTGGTAGTAATTAACCGATAAAACTCAAACCCTAAAATGAACACTGTAAAAATCAACCCTGCTGAGTTTGGCCTCGAAGCCGATAAAGCGCAAGAAATTGAGTCTGTTTTCCTTCCTGTTATCGCTGAAAAGGATAACCTGTTAGGTGATTACGAAGCTATTGTTAAACAGCCTATCAGCCCTGCACTCAGTGTGCAAGCCCGTGAACTTCGCATTAAACTTCAAAAGGTTCGCACTTCTACGGAGAAGATCCACAAAGCCTCAAAAGCTTTTTACCTTGCCGGGGGACGTTTTGTTGATGCCTGGAAGAATAGGAATGTAACAGTAATTGAGCAGATGGAAGAAAAGCTGTCAAGTATTGAGAATCATTACGCTCTGCTTGAACGTGCCCGACTGCTGGAACTCCGCTCTGAACGATTAAGCTTATTACGTCCTTACTGCGAAACCACCGATATATTTCAAAGTGTGGAGCAGATGACCGATGAGGCTTTCAACAATCTGCTGGAGGGGCAAAAGCTGATTAAGAAGCAAAGGGATGCGGAAGAAGCTGAAAAGGCTAAAGCCGCTGAACTGGCACGTATCGAACAGGAGCGTATTCGCAAGGAAAACGAAAGCCTGAGAGCTGAATTAAAGGTTAAAGAGGAAAAGGAGAGAGCTGAACAACGGATTAAGGACGAACAGGAGCGTAAGGCTAAAGAGGCTGAACAGGCTAAGGCTAACGCCTCTGATGAAGTTCTGCTTAAAAGTTATGTTGACTCTTTCCAGATGCCCTCTGCACCTGAGTTTAAAAGTGAATCCGCCCGACTTATCGCTGCTGATATCCGCAGCAAGTTTGTAGGCTTTAAGATTTGGGCTACTAATCAGATTTAACCCCTTTAAAAATTAACCAAAATGGACAAAAACCACGATTGTATTTCAAAGGTCAGAACCGAATTAAAAGAAGCCGATCCTACCCTCGGATGGGTGCGCTTTGAGCTATCAAATATAAAAAGCACCTCCCAAAAAGACGGAATCGTTAAAACAGGGTAGGCGATTTCATATAGCTATGAGCACACGAAGAAAGACGGTACTAAGATTACGAAAATAGGTAAATCCTTTGTTTCTCACGACTTCTGCCCTTTTTGCGGGGAGAAATACGAATAGTCAAAAACTTAACTTAAAAGTGAATTATGAAAACCCTAACAGCCGCCGGATTACTTCTTATGTGCCTGAGCTTTACTTCTTGCGAAGTTGAAAGCATTGATCCGGTTGCTGTTATTCAGCCGCACCCCTTCCAATCGCAGCGGGATACCGCAACCTTCAAGACAGGTAGATACTCAGGCGAAAGCCGACTTATTATCCCCGGTCAGGTTGACATAACCAACCCTGCTTACCTGGAGTTGTTCCAATGCGAAAACCTTTACGTTGTCCGCTGGTGGACGTCTCCCGATACTGTGAGCCTTGCAGCCATAACCGATACCCTGAGGTACGTTATGACCTATGACCGGACAAATACAAGCTGCGGTTTACAGCGTTCGATCTATGACTGCTCTGTAACTACTATCCGAAAAGGGGACAGTGTGTTTGAGTCCGGAGCCGTTCGGTATCGCTGGTATTATGAAGGTAATCTGATAAAGGATTTACCGGGCTCTTTCACGGTAAAACTGAAGTACATTGATAAATTGACACCTAATAAAAATCTCTAACCTCTCAACAATACCTCGTCTAAATGCCTGCAACTATAAAACTTAAACACGACCTTTCCTTCGATATCGCTACCGGCAGAAGCCGCAAGGAAACAAGCTGGAAGAACAAAGAGATTACATGGTCTGAACTGCTTATCCGGATTGCTGAGACCCATTACACCGCTGAGACGATGGCAGAGTATGCCGCTTCGTCTAAAGCCCGTCAGGATGAGATCAAAGATATAGGGGGCTTTGTCGGGGGCTATATTAACGGCGGAAGGCGGAAGCCCCAGAACATTATCCACAGGCAGCTTATCAGCCTTGATATTGACTTCGCTAAGTCGGATATCTGGGAGGAGTTCTGCCTTGCTTACGGGTGTGCTGCTGCGATTTATTCCACGCACAAGCATAAGACTGAATCTCCCCGGCTTCGTTTGCTTGTGCTGCTTGACAGGCCGGTAACTACCGATGAATATAACGCTATCAGCCGCAGACTTGCGGGGGATATTGATATTAACGCTTTCGACGATACTACCTTCCAGCCTTCGCGCCTGATGTACTGGCCTTCCACAAGCAAGGACGGGCAGTATTTCTTCCGCTATCAGGATGGAGCCCCGCTGAAAGCTGATGACGTTCTGAGCACTTACCGCAACTGGGAGGATTCAAGCGAATGGCCTTTCAGTGATAGAGTCGGGGAGGTGATCCACCGCGATATCAAGAAGCAAGGCGACCCAACAGAGAAACCCGGCTTAATTGGGGCGTTCTGTAGGTCTTACGATGTCCATGAGGCTATTGATGCTTTCTTACCTGAGGTTTATTCTTCTTGTGATGTTGAGGATCGTTATACTTACCTTGCCGGGAGCACGGGAGCCGGGTTAGTGATCTACGACGATGCCCGGTACTGTTACTCCCATCACGGCACAGACCCAACCAGCGGGAAGCTGTGTAATGCTTTTGACCTTGTAAGGCTTCACTTGTTCGGCCTGAAGGACGAAGACGCTAAACCGAACACTGCAAGCAATCACCTGCCTTCTTACCTTGCCATGACTGAGTTTATTGCTAAGGATGCTAAGGTTCGTAAGATGATAGGTATTGAACGTCTGGAGAGCAGCCGGGCCGACTTTGCTCAGGCAGAAGACGCGGAGCCTTTAGAGGATGATAACCTGGACTGGATGGAGGAACTGGACGCTGATAAGAAGGGTAATTACCGGAACACCATCGATAATATGTTGCTTGTTCTTGCCAACGATTCAGCCCTGAAAGGTAAGTTTGCTTACGATTCTTTCGAACAAAGGGAAATCACAAGAGGTAACCTCCCGTGGAGAAAAGTTACTCCGGATAAAAGGTATATCACGGATGCCGACGACGCCGCTATCCGTCATTATTTTGAAAAGGCTTATAACCTTACCGGGGCTCAAAAGGTGCGGGATGCTTTAGATATCACCTTCCAGCGTAATATGTTCCATCCTGTCAGGGACTACCTGAACGGCCTTAAATGGGACGGGGTTAAGAGGGTTGAGACGTTGTTTATTGACTATCTGGGGGCTGAGGACTGTAGTTACACCCGCACTGTTACCCGCAAGTCTTTGTCTGCTGCTGTGGCACGGGTTTTTAATCCCGGTTGTAAGTTCGATTACATCTTAGTCACCATCGGGGCGGAGGGTATCGGTAAAAGTACGGTTATATCTAAACTGGGCCGCCGGTGGTTCTCCGACACTTTTACCAGTGTGCAGGGTAAGGAGGCCTTTGAACAGATACAAGGCGTCTGGATCATGGAGATTGCTGAACTAGCAGGGCTTAAAAAGGCAGAGGTTGAACAGACTAAGCACTTTATAAGTAAGACAGAAGACCGCTTCAGAGTTGCTTACGGCAGAAGAATTGAAAATTTTCCCCGGCAGGTTGTCTTCTTTGGAAGTACAAATAATTGGGACTTTCTCCGGGATCCTACAGGTAACCGCCGATATTGGCCCGTGCCTACTTTCATTAATAAGCCTACAAAGGATTTCAGCGACGATCTTACGGAGGCCGAAGTAGGGCATATATGGGCTGAAGCTGTCCAGATGTATCTGGCAGGGGAGAAACTGTATCTTACTAAAGACGTTGAGGCTCTTGCAAGGGCTAAGCAGAAGGAGCACCGGGAGACCGACGATAGAACGGGGCCGGTTATTAAGTACCTGGAGACACCTTTACCTGCTGATTGGTCTTATATGGACATAAACGACAGACGACGTTACCTGTCAGATCCTTTGAGCGCAACAGGATCGGTTACCCGTGACAAAGTTTGTATCGCCGAAATATGGTGCGAACTTTTCGGGAAGCCAATGTCTGAAATGACCCGGTTTTATACCAAAGATATTCACACCATTTTAAGAACTCTGGAGGGGTGGGAAGAGTCCAAAAAAGGAACCAGCCGGTTCGATATTTACGGAATTCAGAGGTATTATGTCCGGAAAAAGGCCTTTAACGTCGATAACCTGATTTTCACCTCCGAAGGCGTTTCAGAGGAAGATTTGTAAACGATGTAAACAAGAAAAAGCAGTTCGTTTACAAACTCGTTTACAAAACTTTACTACAGGCGCAAGGGCTACAGCGATTTGTAAACAATGTAAACAAGAAATACCCTAACTTAATGATAATGGAATATACAGTTTTAAAAGCGTACAAACGCCCCCGTATATCACGATATACGCGTATATAGAAAGTTGAGGCGTTTTTTCGTTTTTTCGTTTACAAATCGCTGTAGCCTTAGGGAGAGTAGCAAAATTTTGTAAACAAAGTTCGTTTACAAATTGTAATCTCGTTTACAAAATAAAAATCAGAAAAATGAATGAAAAACTAATTGAGCGAAAACTGAGGGAGGCAATAAAGCAAAAAGGAGGTCTGGCTTTGAAGATATTTGCCCCCTTTTTTACAGGTATGCCTGACCGTCTAATACTGCTTCCGGGAGGCAGGGTTGAGTTTGTAGAATTGAAATCCACAGGCGACAACCAAACCCCCCGGCAAAGGATAGTAACTAAACTACTTCGTAAACTGGGATTCAATGTGTCCCTGATCGATGACCAAACAAAACTAACAGCCTTTTTAAACTCAATATGAACCAAAGAGACTTAAACCTAACAGGGGCAACAGGTAAAACAGCCCGCAGAGAGTTAGATTTCTACCCGACACCTGAGAACGTAACAGTTGCTTTGTTAGATTTCCTTCAAACCTTAGGATTACCGGAAGGTAAGATATGGGAACCGGCTTGCGGAAACGGAGCAATGGTTCAGGTATTTGAGAAATACGGATATCCTGTAAAAGCTACAGATATAAGCTCCGGAAGCGATTATTTAGAAACGGGCTGCGAAACAGGAATAACAGCGATAATAACCAACCCGCCTTTTAACAGAGCAGAGGAATTCATAAGAAAAGCGATAAAAGAAGCTCCTTTAGTGGCTATGCTTCTAAAAGCGCAATACTGGCACGCCGCCGCAAGGGTAGAGCTTTTCAGACAACACCCGCCCGCTTTCGTTCTACCCCTTACCTGGAGACCTGATTTTTTAGAGCACACCAGAGAGAAAGGGCAAAGAGGATCCCCAACGATGGAAGTTCTTTGGACGGTATGGATTGAAGGAATTAATACAACAGAATACGCACTTTTACAAAAGCCTAAAAAATGAACTACACTCCCCACCCTTACCAGGCACACGCCACCCAGCACGTTATAGATAACCCTTATTCAGGTTTGTTTCTCGACATGGGATTAGGTAAAACAGTAGCAACCCTTACAGCCATAAATGATTTAATAAACATTTACTGCGAATGCGATAAAGTTCTGGTAATAGCCCCTAAAAAAGTAGCTGAAAACACCTGGACAACTGAAAGCCAGAAGTGGGACCACCTGAAGCATTTAAGATTCTCTTTGATACTTGGATCCGCAGCAGACAGACAGGCCGCACTTCGCAGAAAAGCCGATGTTTATGTAATCAACAGGGAAAACGTCTCTTGGCTTGTTGGCCTGTATCAGTCTGCTTTCCCTTTCGACACTGTAATCATTGATGAGCTCAGTAGCTTTAAAAGTGCGAAGTCAGCGCGGTTTAAGTCCCTGAGAATGGTTCGCCCCCGCCTTAAAAGGGTTATCGGGCTAACCGGCACACCAGCCCCGAACGGTTTAATCGATCTTTGGCCTCAGCTTTATCTGCTTGACAAAGGAGAGCGATTAGGCAAAACGATAACCGGTTACCGGAGTCAATACTTCAGTGAAGGAAGGCGTAACGGCGGAATTGTTTATGACTACAAACTTCGCAAGGATAGCGAACAAGCTATTTATGATAAGATTAAGGATATCTGCATAAGCATGTCAGCAAAGGATTACTTAACCCTCCCGGCCCGTCAGGAAATCACTGTAGATGTTTTATTGTCTCCAGCGGAGCAATTGAAATACGATACCTTCGAGAGAGAACAGGTGATGCTGTTTGCTGAAGAAGGCGAAATCACCGCTGTAAATGCCGCCGCCCTGTCAACTAAACTCAGGCAGTTCGCAAACGGAGCGGTTTACGATGAACAAAAGAACTGGCATGAAGTCCACGACGCGAAGTTAGAGGCCTTATCCGAAATAATCGAAGCGGCAAACGGTAAACCGGTTTTAGTGTTTTACGCCTTCAAACACGACTGCGAAAGAATTCTTTCAAAACTCAAAGCCCACAAACCTAAGATGTTGGATTCTGAAAAAGAGATAACAGACTGGAATGCAGGGAAAATAAGTGTATTATTAGCACATCCCGCAAGCGCGGGACACGGGCTTAACCTTCAGCAGGGCGGGCACATAATTGTCTGGTTCGGGCTCAATTGGTCACTTGAGCTCTACCAGCAAGCAAATGCCCGTTTAGACAGGCAGGGGCAAAAGCACCCGGTTATGATTTATCACCTTGTAGCCAAAAGCACACTTGATGAAAGGATTATAACCGTTCTGGCAGGCAAAGCCCAGACACAGGATTCTTTATTAGAGGCAGTAAAAGCGATTGTATCAAAGTACAAAGCATAAAAACCAACTGCGATGAGAAACAATAACCCCGATATCGTAATACACAGCCTTGTCAAGCGAAACGAAAACCGTCGCTTGCAACAGCACATGAAGTTTGATGTTGCAGAGGAAATAAGGATAGAGCAGCAGCGACTTCAAGACCTGAAGGAAAAGCACGACAGGCAGAAGATCAAAGAGGCCAAAGGGCACTTTGTCACCATCGAAAGAGGGAACTTCAAATGCCGCGTTCTGGTTAAAGAAGACGAAGACGAAGCGCAGGTTATTGAAAGATTTATTACAAAAATGGAAAAACAGGGCAGAAAATTAGTATAATATCGAAAAATCAAACCACCATGACCTTACCCGTTCTTTTAGAGGCCAATTCAGACAACGAACTAAACGCCACCATTCAGATATGGGAGGCCTTAGCGGAGAAAGTATTGATACCAGGCCAACCGGATTACCTTTTAGCTGCTATTCTGGCTTACAACAAATACCTGTTAATTCAGAGATGTAACGCCGCTTTTGCGAGTATGTTAATCGATTACTCCACAGCTCCAAACCTTGATTACCTTGTAGCCTTGTTAGGAGTTACCCGCACCGCACCGCAACCGGCAACCTGCACCCTGCGTTTTACCCTTGTCCCCGGACACGGGGATCTAACCCTGTCAGCCGGGACCAGAGTATCCAGCACCGACGGTAAAGCAGTTTTTGAAGTTGACTTTAACACCCTTGTAGATTCTGAAGATAACAGCATTGATGTTACTGCAACCTGTCAGACTGATGGGGTAATCGGCAACGATTACGATATCGGGACTGTATCAACAATCATGGACGTTCAGCCTTATTTCTCTTCTTGCGAAAATACCGACGTAACCAGCGGAGGGGTAGAAGCTGAGACCGACGAAGAGCTAAGGAGCCGGAGTAAAACAGCTTCATCCATATTCAGCGTGGCAGGTCCCAGAGAAGCTTATATCTACTTCACCAAAACCGTATCCCCGCTTATCTGCGATGTTGCTATAATCACAGCAACCGAAGATCCGGGAATAGCTCCCGGAGAGGTTGACGTTTACGCCCTTCTTGATGGGGGAGAAATCCCCAACGAAGCATTAAACACCCTGATTGAAGCAACCCTTTCAGCAGACAACGTAAGGCCGTTAACCGACACCGTTGTCGTCGCCTCACCTACAGCAGTAGAATTCACTTTAACAGTGAATGTAACAAGGCTGACCAGCTATGCCGAACCCAGCAGCACAATTATAGCAACCATTGAAACAGCTTTAGAGGCGTTCAAAATTGCGAAATACAGCAAGTTAGGGCTTGACATTATTGCTTCTGAGATCGAAGCCGTTTGCCGGGTAGAAGGCGTTTATGACATTGACCTGACAATCACTCCCCCTGTAGGCCGAAGCCTTACAGGCCGTAATCTGGTAATCGGATTAAACGAATTCGGCAAAATGACCGCTGCAACAGTAACCGTAACAGGCCAAAACGATGGATAATTATAACCTTTTTGAAGTCTTCAGCCAAACAGCTGAACAACTATTCAGGGACGTTGATTTATCCCCGGCAATGGTGTATCTGGTTGACACCGTTAACGCCAACGCCTTACCCTTCCTTGCAGCGCAATTCGATGTCGAAGGCTTTAAGGGCTGGAACCTTGCAACCACCGACACCCAGAAAAGAGACCTGATAAAATCAGCAATCGAACTAAAACGGAAAAGGGGAACCCCTTTTGCCATAAAAAGGGCTTTGGCCTCCATCGGTTTTACGAATGTAGAGATACAGGAAGGTATCCAGATCGGGGACGGCCCGTTTAACTACGACGGAGAATACAACTACGACGGAACGATCATGCACGGCGGGTTTTCGTGGGCTTCATTCCGGGTAATAATCAGCGTTCAGGATGTAACCGTAATAACAGACGACATGAAAGAACTAATCAGGCAATTGATTATCTACTACAAGAATGCCCGTTCATTCTTAACAGAAATCATCTACCAGGACGACAACCAGAACTATTACGACGGGGAGTCCCTGTACGATGGAACAATTAACCACTAAACCACAAAAACAACAATAAAATGGCAAACGTAACAGAAACCGCCTCCTTTGATGCAGGCGTTTACAGAATTGAAACAACCGATCCGGTAATCGGAGGCGAAACAGGGATAGCAAACAAAGGAATTAAAAACCTTGCAAACCGGACATTGTACCTGAAAGAGCACGTTGATGCTTTGGAGGAAGTTGTAGGAGAAGGCGCAAGGAGAAACTACAGTTACTACGAACTGTTGCCAACACTCACAGCAGGGCAGTCTCAGGATATTAACATATCCATACTGGAGCAGGAGGCAGCAGGTTATTATGTTATGGCTACAATAGTAACCACGGCAGGCAGCACTGTAGCTCAGAACAAACTATCCTTTACAGTGAAGAGTAAGTCCACTACCTCTTTTCTCATCTGTTTGACCAATAACGGGGCTGCAACCTCAGCAGCAGGCGCACGTCTGGAGTACATCATTTTTGGCCTGTAAACAATGTTCAAAATAACCTACGACGGAAGGCAGTCGATTGCAGATATCCAGAGCCGCTTTAGAACACATCTGAGCGAAAAGGAGATCCTGAAATCGACTGCTTACACATTGAACGAAGTAGGTAAGAAAGTACAGGCCTTCATAAAGAAAGAAGTTAAGCGTGACTATACGATGTCTAAGAAGTACTTAGATAGAACGTCCGCAATCACCCACAAAGCAAAGAGTGAAGCCTCCAGCCTTTATGTTGATATAGAGTTCAACTATCGGACTGTCCCGATGGTAGCGTTCAAGCATACAGGCAGCCCCGGAAGCAAAAGGCCTATTAAGGTAACAATCAAGAAAGGGACGTCAACGACGTTCAAGCATGCCTTTATTGCCACCATGAACAGCGGGCACAAAGGTATATTCTCTTCAGGGCGTTATATCAATCGTAAGTTTGTTCACGATAAGTCTAAGACCAACAGCGGAAAGACAAGGATAACAGAGCTGCGCAGTGCCTCCCCCTTCACTATGTCAACCTCTAAAGCAATAGAGCCACGCATTACAAAGTACGTGGGAGGCATGATGATAGCCCGCCTGAAGCATAACCTACAGAGAAAAGTTAATAAGATGAAGACCCTTTAACAAACCAAATACATGCCACAGACCGACCAACGAAAGATATACTACACCCCTATCACTTACCAGAGTATCTGTAGAAAAGATAATTGGAGGTTAGGGGGCAATGCTTCAACCTTTATGAGTGACGACAAAGAAGGTAGGTTTAACATTGAAGTGAACCAGTATGGCAAGACTAAAAAAGAAGCAAAGGATAAGATGATTAAGTTCCTGAGCAGCAGTGGTCAGACAGAGATAGTTTGTGTTGAGGCGTTCAGTGCAACATAGGCAGGTATCTAAAGTAAAACTTCAATAGGTTCTCCGTAACTCCCTGAGATACA